GAAAAACTAAAAGGAATAGCAAATGGCAACAGATAAGAAGTCTAAGCAAGCACAGTTAAAGTCTATAGTCTCAAAGGGCCATGGAATAAACCGCTCAAAGCATTTAAAATATGGAGACCTTAAAGAGTCGGATGTACATGAGGGTCCAGCTACCTATAGGGGTTCAACAGTTCCCGATAGCTCAATGACCAGTAAGGCTATTTTCGCCAGATATGTAACCCGCTCAAATAGTGGTAAAAAAGCATTTATCTTAGACGGGACTTTATATAAATTTACCAATCAGGACCGTTCTAGTATGAGTGATGCTCACTCTGAAGTAACAGTTTAGAAATACCAGTTTAAAAACCAGACCAACCGAAGGAGTCTAAATGAATAAGTCATACAATAATATTGAGATAACGTCAGAAGAAATGGCTAGTCTCGAAGAAACTAATGAGACCACAGCGTCAGAAGCATTAGTTGATGAACCCACCGAGGTTCAACCCGCAGAGACAGAAGAAACTTCTACTGAAGTAATTGAGACTGAATCAGCACCGCAAGGATTTGAGATAGATGGTGAAAGCTATGATGCCGACACTATTAAGGAATGGATGTCTGACTCTCAGAATAAGTCTGAATGGTCAAAGACAAACACCCAAAAAGCTCAGGACCTTGCGAAGTGGAACAAGTTAGTTGAGAAAATTAACGAAGACGATGAATTTCGTGAACACATGAAGGACTACTTCTTTGAAGATGAGTCTACGGCCAATAGCTTAGGCTTAAATGGCACCTTTCCTGATTTAGGGGATAACACCCCCAATAAGGAAGTGTCACCGCTTGAGGGCCGTTTAGAGGCTTTAGAAGAATATGAGTCGGAACGTGTAATGGATACTCGTGTTAATACTCTCGACTCGCAGTTGACCGAACTTGAAAATGCACATCCCAGCATCCTTAGTGATGAGGGAACAAAGGACTTTCTTACCTTCGCAGAGGATAACGCAGAGCGTTTCTCCGTGAATGGTATGCCAAGCCTTAACCTTGCATTCAAGGAATGGTCATACGATGCGATGAACGACCAGCTTACCCACTTTAAAAAGTTAGCTGAAAATAAGTCTCGTAACGATGGTAAAATTGTAGGAACATCCGAGCTTGGTGCGAAGGAGAGTAAATCTCCAAAGCAATATAAAAGCTTCAAGGAAATGTCTATAAACGACCCTGATATTGCGAAGTATTTTAATGAATAGTCTCGGGATAACCCGAGAGAAAGGATAAACCGTAATGGCTTTATCTACAACTGTATCAGCGTTAACTAGGGATAAATTTATGCCTATCCTCGTTGATAATATCTTTAACTCCAATGTCCTATGTCATAAACTGCTTAAGAATGCAGAATTGCTGGACGGTGGAGCTTCAATCATCACACCTATAGAATATGCTCAAAACCACGCTGATAACTCAGGTTGGTTGGCATTAGGCGGAATGGGCGCAACTGGTCAAACCGCTGTTGAAGTAGCTCAAAAGGCAACTTGGCAGTGGGCCACATCATACAACTCAATCGTGTTGTCTGGTGAGGAACAGTATGTTAACTCTGGTTCATCACAGGTGCTATCAGTGTTAAAAGCTCGCATGAGTAATGCTGAAAAAACTATCAAGGACCTTTTCGGTGCTGGACTGTTTAATGCTACCGCTGTTGCTAACGGTTTAACCTCATTGAACGGTGCTGGTGCATCTGCAAGTGTTAATGTTACAGCTGAAGATGCTGGTCGAGGCATCCTAGAGGATGTTGGTGCTGACACTTCTGTATGGCACGCTCCGGGTAATGTTGATAACTGTGTTGTTGGTTATAACCGCTCATTGGGTGCTATTGATTCAGACTCATTAACTTGGTGGGATTCAACCATTGGTTCATTCCCTATAGCTGGTGGCACAAGAGCTGTTTCTGCTATGGTTGATGCAACTGATGAGATGTCCTTCTCAGAGTTTGGTTCAACTACTAATGGTGTTGCTGATGGCGTAAAAGCTATGACCCGTATGTACGGTCACTGCTCTATCGACAATGACCAACCAGACTTAATTGTAACAACTCAAGAAATATATGATGCCTATGAAAGTTCATTACAGGGCAATAAGCGTTTCGAGGGTGATGCTTCTTTGGGTGATGCTGGTTTCCAGTCATTACGTTTCAAGGGTGCCTCAGTTACTGTTGATTCACATTGTCCCGCTGGCCAAATGTATTTCTTAAACACAAACTATCTTGATTTCAAGGTAATGTCTAAGAGAAACTTTGCACTAGAAGACTTCAAAGCTATGGAAGCTAAAGATGGTATCCAAGCTCGTATCTTCTGGATGGGTCAATTAGTTTGCACTGCTCCACGCATGCAGGGCTTACTTATATCAGGACCATCTGGTTACTAAATAACTAGGTTAACTTAATTAGGGAGGGTTTCGGCTCTCCCTATTTTTGGAAGGAATAAATGAGCTATTTAGCAGACTATGAATTAACAGCACTAGGCGATGTCAAAGTGCAGAATTACGTAACATACGTTGATAAACGAAATGGCTATGTAGTTATGGAGTTTGATGCACGTGGCAAGGATTGGGTAAATGGTGCTCCATATCCTCAAGCATTTTTAAGATATAGTGGTGCAGATAAAACTACAATAGATTTAACAGATTTAAGTAATGCATGGAAGCGATATAGAATTAAATGGCTCGCTGGTTCTGAGTTAGATAATAAGGACTGGGGTGACGTGACATTCACACTAAAAATTCACGATGATGGTGATGTAGAGCAAACATTTGATATGGCTGGAATTAGTCTTGATTTAGACCCTGTAGAGTTTTCTATGGATATTCTTCAGGATGTAGACTTCGGAGAGTCATCTTCACCCGGAATAAACTTCACATTAAAAAATTTACACAACAAGAACCAAAAAATGACTCCGGTAGTAACAAAAATTTCATCCGGGGCAACCTCGGGCTCAGTAGCAGTAACATTCGGCTCGATAGGAACAGCAGTATTCGCCTCTGGATATGTAATTCTAAATGGGGTAAAATTTACAGAAAGCACAGCTTTTGCGATGAACCACGCAGACGCTGGTAAGGCATACTGGCACGAAGCAACAAATTATTTAGTAGACACACCGGCACTAGCAACTGGTAACAACTCATACAGCATAGACTTAGTATGCAGAAACATATAAGGAAATACAATGGCAAATTTAAACACAAAAACAATTAGTGCTGGAGTTACGGATATACTTGCCGTTGATGGTGGGGTTACTGGTTCTGGCAAAAATGTAAAGGATGGGGCTGGCAATGTTACCCCACTCTGGGTAGACACAACTAAAATTGGGATTGGGGCAACACCTACCGCCCCGCTACATATAACATCCTCTGGAGTAACTGGTTTAAAGATTGAGAGGACTGGGTCAACTGAAAATGTAGATATAGAGTTTATAAACACTGAGGGTTCTCCTACAAGTTGGTTTATAGGAAAGGCACAGAATGGCGGGTTTGGTATATCAGACGGGCATGAAGATTTAGATTCAACCACCAATAGGCTATATATAAGTGAGGCTGGCAATATCGGCGTTGGGACTGTTACGCCATCAGCCTCCCTTCATATTGACCAGTCAAGTTCAAGTGGAGCAGTGCCAGTTCTTAAGCTTGACCAAGCCGATACAGATGATTCGTTTATCGACTTTATAGGCACATCAGCCTCAGACCAAACTAAAAGTTTATCAACTGATACTAGTGTAGGAGCCTTGACTGGCCATATTAAAATAGAAATAAATGGGGCCCCATTCTGGTTGGCCTATTACGCACCAAACTAACAAGGAGTAAAATGAAGAAAGAATTAAAAGTCAAAAAAACTCCGCCAACCGGAAAACCAACTGTGGCAGAGGTTATTGAGAACTTAAAAGTTCAAATTTCACAATATCAAACAATGATGATTAAAGCTCAAGGTGCTCTTGAGGTATTAACACAATTAGAGGAAGCTTAGATGACTGGAAATGAATTAAATGCAATATTAGGCCTTCGATTAGAGGACCCAGCAGAGAGCGTATTCACGAAGCAAGCCAAGGTTGATGCTATTAATACGGCCCAGCAAACTATCGTTAATATAGTAGACAATGGATACTTAACTGAGCTGGAAACTATCTTAGACAACCAAGCTCTTACTGGGGGTAAATATAATTACTATGGTTTGATTTCTCCAGTTCGTGGTGGAATTATTGGCGTGTACGATGAGACCAACGATAAGTGGTGCACGATGATTGAACCGGGTGATGTTAAACGGCTTGAAAATACATATCTATCTGGGGACACAACAAACCCAGTAGCATACAATTTCAATTCTACAATTTATGTAAAGCCAACCACTGTTGTAAATGTGGATATTTGGTATTTAAAGGCTCCAGAGGCTTTTGTGTATACTGACGAAACTAGTGGTATTAGTGGAATGGGTGGGCCTTGTCCCCTAAACCCAGCACTACACGAATTAGTGCTTGACTTTGCTGAGTCTCAATTATGGCGAATGGATGCTAAATCAGACAGAGCTACTAGTGCGTATAACAGTGCACTGAATATGGTAAAAGCCTTAAATGAAAGATATCAGATAGAGAAACCTCAGGGCATTGGAACGAAGGGTAGATAGTGATACAGCAAATTCCACTAAACGGCGGGCTGGTTACTCAGGTTGATGGTGAAGAAGTATCCATTAATGCGTGCACAGAACTTATTAATGCTGAGTTTGACAAACAGGGCTTAGTATATAAGCGAAAAGGTTCGGCCTCTGGCGTTGATACCAATAAAGCCTTTGTCTCAATAACTCGCTGGTATAATACTAATATCGCAGGAGACTATTACTGGATAGGTATTGATGATGCAGATGCTATTTGGCATTCAACGGACCTCTCTACTTGGAACCCAATTACATTTACCCCGGCAATTACAATTGATGATGAAGTTGTTAAGGTGGTCAATTACAATACCCAACTACGCTTCCCTTGTGGCCTTACTGACGATGCCCGAATCTATCAATATATTGACCGTGATTTCTTCTGGGGTAGTTACAATACATCTCCCGGCTTTGAAACAGACAAGGCTAAACCTCAAGCAATTCCTTACACTTTAAGCTATGCTGGGAAATTGGCCACCGACTATGAGTCTGGTATGACCCACACAACCAAGTTTTATCAGTATAAAGTGACATTTATTTACGATGGAAATCAAGAAACGGCACTCCCAGAATTAAGTGCCGTGGCTAGTAACGCTATGTTAGTTCTTACCGACCAAGCAGATGCTGACACGGATGTATTTACCTTTGCTTTGAAATTTGCACAAGCAGACTGGAATAACCGTGTTACTGGGATAAATATTTATAGAAAGCAAGGCACTGGTGGTTATTTTAAAGTGGCCTCAGCTAGTACGCTCTCTAAAGCAAATGATTCAAATCTTCAACTGGCAGATGCGAATGCTTTTGTGACAAAGGTGATGGTAGATTCATCAAATGGTCTTACGTCATCGATAAATGGTAAAGAATTATATATAAGTGGGTTCGCTCAGACTATAGCCACCACTCAAAATGCCCAGTTTGCATCTATGACAGATGCTGTAAATACAACTATTGGGAATACGTGGGGGACATATATGGGGCATACAGATGCCTATATACAAGTAGGAATATCTCCAACCCGGGAGGGTACAAGTGAAGTACCCGGTTGGTTTGTTGGAGATACAGTAACGAATGGAACAAATGGCATTTATGATTTAGAAGGAACAACTGCTGGGAGTTGGTCATCTTCACTGGGCAGTTCTATTACAGTATCTCAAGCTACTGACCAAAAGAAGTATGGGGCTTCTTCTTTGAAATTTGCAAATGCAAACGGCAGTCCGGGCGATGATACTCACGATGACCAAAGAATGCACTTTACTTTAGGAACGGATTTTACCACCTCTGATACTTTGATAATTTCCTATTGGGTTTTTATTAAGCACAGCGAGTACGACTCACCGGGAGTGTGGAAACTTGGCATAGATGATACCACTGGGGCTGGGGCTACTTCAGCTGAAGATACGAATGCTGGATTGTATTATGGAGGGACTGGTCTTACATCTATGGATAAATGGAGGCACGTACAAGTTGAATTAGCGGTCAGCGATATACCGAGTTATTCGAATGGGACTAATCTATATTTACGTTGTAAAAATAGCGGGGCTTCTGGTGGTAATTTATGGCTTGACAATCTCCTTGTAACAAAAAAAGTCTACAACACGACAGTTGGTAGGCTTGGTATTGGAAGCGATGTAGTGGCATCTACATCCTTTGACCTTGGTGGTGCAGATTCAGCTGAAGGTTGGGCCATTCAGATTGGTGGAAATGCTATTACACCAAATTCAATTAAAAATAATTATCAGTACAGCTTTAAAGCACAAACTGGTAGTCTCGCAGTGTCAACATCCCAGACTGTCAATGCCAGTAGTAACTATGTCTGGAAAACAACTGGAACTAATCACGAACTTTTTTTTCGTGACCTTGATGCTATAGATGGGGTCTTCCACCCCACTGGCGAAACCAGTTTAGATACCAAATACCGTCATTCAAAATTTATAAATGGTCGTAACTATGTAGCAGATGTGCGTATTTCTAACGGAGCAGATACCGAGGACCACGAGAATTGGGTTATGTTCTCTGAGCTCAACCAACCAGATGTCATCCCTATTTCAAATTACATTCAGTTAACAGATGCTCAAGGTGGAAAAATTATTGGGATTGAGTCGCTTATGGGTGACTTGGCTGTCCTAATGGAAAATGGAATATTTAGGCTATCCATTCCATCATACGACCCCACCCAATGGTCACTAAGTGAGTCAGAAGAAAATATTGGCTGTGTAAGCGAGAACAGTATAACCCCTTGGGAGAGTGGTTTGTTCTTTGCTGGGAAGGACCATCTTTATTATTTAGATGTAAACTTCAAGGCGACTCCACTCACAGCCTCAATTAAGGATGACTATCAAGGGTTAGTTGATGAGGACACTAGAACCTTCTATGATGTTAAAAAGAACCGTCTGCTGTGCAGATTTGGAGCAGATGGAGCTACAATTTACAGCTTAGACCTATCATTATTCCCAGAGGAGCGATGGACCAAGGTTATTTCTGGTTCTGGTGATATGGATATTTTCACTGTAAATGAGAACCTCGCACTTTATTCTTATGATGAGTCCACTGAAGGAACTTATTCTCAATTCATAAAACTGCACGATGATACTAAAGGTGAGCCCACATCTTTTAAACGGACCACCGGGTGGGTGTCTCAAGAAAATATAGATAGAAGTGGTGTACTAAGAAGGTTTAATATAAAATATAATACTACTGCTAGTGTTTATATTGGAGTAAAAATATACATAGACGGT